CTACCAAAATGTTCTAAAACATGGTAAGCGTAAATTTCATCTACTGAATTTGTTTTATAATTTCTTAAAAAACGGATATTATTTACTTCATCTACTCCAGGTAAATATCTAATATCAATATTAGTATAACCTTCTATATGTTTTGTTCCACAGCCTAAATGTAATTTTGTCATTTTATTCTAAATTTTTATTAATTATATTCATCATTTCTTGAGGTTTTTCATGACCTATAAAATGAATTACTTTTGATTTCTTTAAATATTCCATATCAACCCAATAAGGAAAAACATAATATTCATTTGTTTCTAATATTTGATGATTAGGGTTAAGAGCATTCATTAATGAATGAAATGATTGTTCTTGAGTATCTAAAATAGTTCTAGTCCATCCTGTTTTTTCAGTTCCATCTTCATTGTATATTCCTGAAAAATCAAAACACTCTAATAATAAATTAAATGTTGACGGATTTAAAAACTCATCAAATATAGCTAATCCTATTCCTTGAAATCCAGCATTTATGCCTAATGAAGGATATTTAACTATATTTTGTTGAAATAAATTTGAAAGTTGTTGTGCTAATGCTTTATCACAATTTGGATTAGCAGGTTCAGTTATACCGAATGGTATTTTTTCTTCTAAACAAGTTGATAGTTGTTTTAAATCATCACTGTTAAAAATAACGTCATACTCTATGTTTAAAACATAATCATAACTATATACACGTCTTATATAATGATTAATTAAAATGTGATAAAAATGGATAAAATTAGGTATTTTGCGAATTAAATCATTATTACCATAACCACTATTAATTAAATAGTTAGTCATATCTTCTTTACTATACCAATTACATTTATAAGGTAAAGCATCTATTTTTTCTGACCATTCATCTTTATAATCAGGTTGGTCTAAGATAATATGAAATTCAAAATTAAAGTTAGGAAAATATTTTTGTAATTGGAACATAGTATAATATTCCAATTTTCCTTTTTTATGCCAAAGTCTGGCTACTGGTATAGTATTCATTTAAATATTCGTGTAAACAAGTTTTCCAATCTCTCATATAATTTCTATTTAAATCATTGAGATTTTTATTAATTAATTTTTCTGAATAAGGACGAGGAGCGGAGTATTCTGTAGCAAAATGTCTACTATCTACTTTATTAACTTTAATTCCTAATTGTAAATAATTAGTTATCTCTATTGCTGTATCAAAACGACTAGCTTCACCTTGTGATACCATATTATATAAACCAAAAGGTAAATCCTCATCTATATGTCTTAAAATAGATAAAGCAAAATCTTTGGTATATGTAGGTACTCCTAATTTATCATCTACAACAAATAATTCTTTAGCTCCATTTTTTACTTGAGTTAAGATTTTATTTACAAATTTTTTATCTTTATCTGGTCCACCACCCATCATCCATCCTGCTCTAAAAATCCAGTATTTATTATAGTTTTGATTTTTTAAAAAATTTTCAACTTGGTATTTGCTTTTTCCATATGTGCTTAAAGGATACGGTTGATCTTCTTCTGTATAAAATTCTTTATCATTACCAAATATTCCTGCTGTACTAATAAAAACATAAGGTATGTTTCTGTCTTTAGCTAATTCAAATAAATGTAAAGCAGCAATAGTGTTAGTTAAGTAACAATCATCTTTTTCTTTTTCACAATATTCTAAATCAACTAAAGCAGCTAAATTAATTATAAGATCAGGTTGATATTCATTTATTAATTCAGCAGTATGATTTAAATCTCTTATATCACAGTAAATTATATTATCACCTAAGTCTTTATCAGTTAATAAAAATTTATTTAAATTAATATATTTTTGTAAAGTAGTACCTAACATTCCGTTAGCACCAGTTACAAATACTTTATTATATATCATAATGTGTTATAATAATTATTTTGTTTTTCTTGTCTTTCGATTGTTTTAGGATGATATAAACAAAAACTTTCCATATCTGGAATAACTGAGTATATTGTTACTCCTGTTATTTGTTCATGTACTTTATTTTTCCAATATATATTTGAAGATTTTTTATATATTCTAGTTTGAAAATCAGGAAAATTGATCCACCCATTTTCATTTAAGTTCCATCTCCACTGTTTAATATGATCCTCAGTTATGCCTTCTACTGTATTAATTCTAGGTACATAAAATAATTCTACATCTGGGTTTGTTTCTAATAATTCAGGAAGTGATTCTATTAGATATTGATGAGGATATTCATCAGCATCAATTTGAAAAATATAATCTCCAGAACATAATTCTGTTAATTGGTTTTTCCAAGATGCAAAATCATTTTCAAATTGTTTTCCAAACCATGAATATTCTCCATTGACTGAATGTGATCGAAGATACTCTTCTACTTTTTTAGAACCATTAGCTTCATCAAATAAAATTACTATTTCGTCTACTGGACGTTTAAATTTTAATAAGACATCTATTAAACGCTGTAATTCACTTAATTCATCTTTAACAGTAATGGCATAACTAATTTTCATATAATAAAATATAATAAAATAATCTTAAAAAAACAAATTTTATTCTGGGAGGATATCTATATAAGATAAAGCATCCATAAAGTTTCTTTCTTCAAAATGAGCTATAGTTGACATATCCATTTTGTTTTCATAAAACTTATCTTTTTTGCCTGGGATAGGATATTTATGTCTTTCCTCTTCTTTAATTTTAACTGATTTTGCAGCTGACCATTTCCAATTAGTTGCATTTGTTCCGTTTGCAAATACCATTCCTTTATCAGGAATATTAATCATACTTGGCATCCACATTAATCCATCTTCATCTTTATAGATTAAGTCTTTATAAATTTCAGGTAATAATTCTTTTTGTTGTTCAAAAAATTCTTCACCTTCCTTCATTAATGAGTTAGTTTGGAAACCACATCCATAACAAAAATGATTAGTTATTTCAGGAGTTACTTCTTGTGAGTAACAAGCGTCGCTTCCGCAACGTTTACATATTGTTAAATTATCCATTATTTTCTACTTTAGTTAATTTAGGTAATTCTATTTTCTTTAATTGAGGTAATTTTATTTCAGCTTGTTTAGGAAACTCAGGAATATTTTTAGTAAATATTTCATCTAATTTATCCTTCATTTTATTCCAACTAAACTCTGTTTTAGATTTATACGCTTGTCTATTAGCGTTATCAGTATATTTTTTATAATTTTCAAATACATCTTTTAAATAGAAACCTACTTGTCCTTGATCTACTGAAAACCAATTACTTTCTTTTAATAACATTGTATTAGCCGCACTTGGGTGAACTGGAGTTAATTGACCTGGTAATAGTATAGTGAAGTCTTTACTTAAGAAATCTGTATGTCCACTCCAATTAGTAGTTATAATAGGTTTTTTAACTAAACTAAATTCTAATAATGGACGACCAAATCCTTCACCTTTAGTTAAATTAACCATTGCTTTTACTTTTTTATGGTTATATAACTGATTCATTTCTTCATCAGTAAATTCACCATGTAATAAGTAAATATTAGGTAAAGTACTTGCTTTAACTGTTTTACGAATTAATTTAATACGTTTAAGTATTTCTTCTCTATCTACAGTTGATGAACCAACCATTGATGTTTTTAAAATTAATGCGGGTGCTTTAGATTTATTTTTAAACATTTCATAAAATGCTTTAATTAATAAACCTACATTTTTTCTATCCTCACCTATTTGACCTTGCATCCAATGACCTACAAATAAGTAAGCGAATGATTCTGGAATTGAGTCTATTGTTTTAACAAATGAATCTTCTGTTGTTTCTATTTTATCTAATACTTTATAAATGTCTGTATTAGCTCCTTCAAATAATACTTCAATTGGTTTATTTAATACAACTGAACCTTCACGTTGTTGTGTTTGGGCATTTACTTTTTCAAATTTAGTTTCTTCAAATACTTTTTTAGTATGTTCTGATGATACTAAAGTTAAATTCATTCTATTTACACCCTCTAAAAACTCATGTGAACAAGCTGTTGTTTCAATACCTGCTGTTACCCCAATACTATATTTACCCATAGGTTGGAATTCATTAGGTACTGTAATTTGCATCCATATTTCAGGTTGTTTATTTAAAGGTCCATTTAAAATATATTGTTTTAGAAATGCCCATTCAGAATGATCATCTGTAAAACCCCAAGGTGTTTCTCCCCAACGTTGTGGGATTAATTTTACCTCGTATTTATCTAATTCAATTATTGCTTTTATTAAGTCACGAGATCTAGCTCCGTAACCAGAGTAAGTATCAAAGGCTGATGATATTACAAATAAGGGTTTGTTCATAACAATTAATATAATAATTTATGTGGTACAATTCTATCTTCTACTTCATTAACATTAATGAATTCATATTTAGGTCTTGGAGTCCAAGTTGCAAATAATTTATCTAATGTTTCAATAATATTTACTCCCATTTTTTCACCTGTAAATCCTGCTTCATCACTCAACGCCCATTCTCTACCTTTAGATCCTCTACGTTTTCTTTCTTCTTTACCTAATTTATAAACTTTCATTAATTCTTCAGCTGCATCTTCAGCTCTACATCTATCATCCCAAATATAAGGAGTTAATGGAGAACCAACAAGTGATTTATTAGTTGGGTAAACTGGAAATGCCCATTCACCATGTTCTTTAATTGTTCCATTATGGTTAGAAGGAAAATCAGCGTCAAAATCAACCCATTTACCATCTTTAACAAAACGCATTTGATCTTGCATTCCACCTGTTACGTTAGCGATAATTGGATTTCCTACTAATAATGCTTCAGTTAAACTTAAACCCCATCCTTCATTTGATGTTAATTGAATTTGGACGTCAGTTAAATTATATAACCAATTCATTTGATTAGGAGCTAAACGATGTTCTGAAAATATAATATTATATTTATCATCATTTAAAAATAATTCTCTTACTGCTTCTAAATCTGTACCATTGTCATCTATAATTTGAGTATGTAAAACAAAAGCACATTTTTTAGCTTGTTCTTCTGTTAATTGGTCTATAAAGAACTTATAAGCTAACATTGTATCAGGAATTTGTTTTCTACGAATGTTTCTAGAGTTAAAGAAAACTACAAATTCATAATCTTTATCTCCAAATATTGCTTTTTTAAATTGTATCATGTCTTTATATTGAACATGATTTTTATCTATAGGAAACATTAATTCATGATTTAAACCATGAGGTACATATTGGATAATTTTATCTTTAGCTTTATCACCTAAAACTAATTTATTAATATTTACTGTTTGTTTTGATATACCTAATAATGCATCACATGCTTCATAATAAGCTTTATTATACATTGGTGCTGGATAATCATCCCAAATATTTAAATAAATAATAGGAATTTGTTTACGGATTTCATTTTCCATTTGAAACAACCAAATAAAATATCTTGGGTCAGTAATTAAGAATATTGCATCTGGTTTTTCAACTTGCATTAATTGTCTTAATAATAAAGGATCTCCATATCCATTTACAGGATAAAGAGTAACACTTGTATCTGTTAAACCCGTATTTTTGTTTGTGTCTTCAGATAAATCAAAACGTTTACCTGCGTCTGGATGTTGGATAGCTCCTCCTATATTTACCCAATTAAAATGTTGAGCTGTATGTAATACAACTTCTCTTGCTACAGTAGCGATACCTGAGTGGACTCTTATGTCATCACATATTAACAGGATTTTTTTCCTCTCATTAGGAGGTAAATAAGCAAAACTTGAATTCATATAAAACTATTATAATAAAATTTTTTTATTTCTCCAAATCTAAAGAATTATGAGAGTGAATTTTTTTACGAAAATCTTCATCTGTCAAATATAAATGTATAGCTCTATCAGCTAGTTTTTGAAATGAAAATTTACGCTTTACGCATTCAACTCTGAATTCTTCAAATAGGTCACTTTGTATTTTAACACTTGTTAGTGTCATATCTTTCTTTTCCATAATTTTGTATATATTGATATTTGATTATAAATATATACGTTTTTATAGAATTGCGTAAGAGCATAAACTATTAGTTGAGAAAGGACAATATTTACAATTAAATGAGGATGGGTTTGGAGTATGTTCTACTTCTTTATAAGTACCATCTTGATTAAAACAATTAACTATAAATTCATTCATAGCATTTATTGCTTTATTTACTTTAACTTTACCACTTGCTGGTTTAAATTCTTGAATGTGTCTCTGAACATATTCAGCATCTTCTTGAATTTTACGTTTTAGTATAACAAAGTTAACATCAATACTATCTACATCTAAATTAAATTGTTCAGCGAAAAACTGTTTATAAAGAATTAATTGAAATTGTTTATCTTCATCTTTTTTAGCTGCATCATTCCAACCTCTAGTAGATGTTTTAAAATCGATTATAGTAAATGTATGTGTGGGTTCATGGTATAATACAAGGTCTAAATACCCATTGTATATCACGTTTTTATACAGTTTATTAGGGCGTAATGATATAGGCACCTCACACCCTACTAAATACCAACCTCGTTTACTAAAATATTTCTTTTTATTCTTTTTTAAATAAGATAATATCTTTAATCCATCCTCATAAAATTCATTTAATTCTTCAGGACTACTGAAATGTAATTTTTTATTTTTCTTATACTCATCAGCATATAATGCGCTCAATTTAGTTTCAAACATTGATTCTAAATCTAAAGCATCAGCAACAGTATAGTTTTGTTCATACATTACTGTAATATAATGTTGAATAACCTCATGCATTGCTGTTCCAAAGATAAAATGTATTGAAGGTGCATAAACATAATTACCATCTTTATATTGTAATTTCCATTTATAAGCACAGTTTCTATACATTGATAACTGACTATATGATATAGTTTTTTCATATCTATAATCAGTATCTTGTTTTTGAAACTTTTGAATTTGTTTTACTATTGAGGGAATTTTCTTAACCATTTTACTTTTTCCATAAACCACGCTCTACTAATTGAGCTATGATTCCGTAGTTAACTATATCCTGATATGTATCAATTAATGATTCATTATTGGCTTTACGTTTATTAATAATTAGATTTTTCCAACGATTAATTTTATCACTTAATCGATACCATAAACCGGTTAATGCAAACTCTTTTTCTTCATCGTTTGCTAATTGAGTTCCAGCTGAAATATTAGACATACCATAGTCTAAATGTTTTTTAGCAAATAATTCAAATTGTTCTAATATTATTTCTTTATAACCTTCCGCTATAGTAGGATACTCTTCTTCTAATATTTTAATATAATCTGGTTTTACTTTATATGTTTTTAGTTCAGTCTGAATACTTGTTTCACCTGTTGTTATTCTATTATCACTCATTTTAATTCTTTTAATAGTGTTTTCTTAACTTTATCATCTAATCCTAACTCAGTAAGAATATTTTCTACATCATTTTTAGATAATATAGTTATATATTCACTAGCTTCTTTTTTTGAACATTGAAAATAGTAAGCTATCTGAGTTAGTAATTCTGATGAATATGATTTAGTTGTAGATTTTATATATTTACTATATAATGATTTTTTAGGTAAAATATTTAAATAAACATTATATATTTGTTCTTTACTAGTAGGAGGCATTTTTTGAACAATATTAACTAGTTCAATATAATTTTCATCCATACTTAACACTTTATGGATCATATAAGAATTAAAATCATTTTTTTCATCTTCAGTATATGATTTCCAAGGTGTTTTATTTACAGTTAAATGTTTTATAAAATCCCAAGGTGTCATTAGTCTTGTGTTTGATTTAATTCAGCGTATTCTTCTCTTAATTCTTTAGGAAGTAATTCTGTTAATACTTTTCCTGTTTTAACATCAAAGAATACTGGAATAGGAATTAATCCATCTTCTGCTCCACCAGTAATAAATCTAGATACTTTTCTTAAAATAACACCTTCTTGAAAGATATGATTTCCATCTTCAGATGTCACAGCCGTTGTAGTTGATAAATCAATTTGGGCTTGAGGTAATTGTTGTTTGTTCATTTTATATTATTTGTTTTTTAGTTATAACTTTTAATATTTTAGATATACAAGACATCATATTGATTTCTTTATCAATTCTAAAGTTTGATTGATATTGCATTTCAGAAACAATTATAATAACTTCTCCATCATTTCCTTTACTATACTCTTCTACTCTATCATATAATGCTCTAAATAATTCGTCATATTCATTTATATTAGAGTCAGCTATTATTTGTTTAATAATTTTCCAAGATGTAGCTTTAGGTTTAGTTAACTCACTTATTACTTTATCTACATAATTAGATGCTACTAATAATGAATTATCTAATGTTAATTTACCATCATGAGTTGATAATTGACAAGTATTTAAAATCTTTCTTAAGTCAGGATAAAACTGGTTTACTACAGTTTTAATAGACTCTAAATCATATTCTGTGTTTTCTTTTTCTAAAACACTAACAACATGTTTTGCAACTTCACCTTTTGATGGAGGTACAATTTTTAATACTTGACATCTTGATTGTAATGGATCAATTATTCGTTCTATAAAGTTACAAGTTAAAATAAAACGAGTACTTATAGAATAAGTTTCAATAACATTTCTTAATGCTGCTTGTCCTTGTATTGTAATAAAATCAGCTTCATCTAATATGATTACTTTTAAAGGTTTGAACGAAGCAGTAGAGGCGAAACCTTGTACTTTGTCTCGTATGGTTTCTATACCTCTCTCATCGCTCGCGTTTATATAAAGATAATCACAATTAATGTTATTAACTAGAAGTTTTGCTAATGTTGTTTTACCTGTTCCAGGAGGACCATAAAACAATAAGTTCTGGATATCATTTTGATTGATATACTTTTCAACAACTTGTTTTAAAGTCTCATTACCAACATACTCGTCTAATACTTTAGAACGATATTTTTCTACATATAACTTGTGTTCTCTCATTTATTTAAATTTACATCATTCCCATCATATCGCCAAAGTTACTTTCTGGCTTTTTATCTTCTGGTTTGTCAACTATAGTACATTCAGTTAATAAAATAGTTCCTGCGATTGAAGCTGCGTTTTCTAAAGCTGTTCTAGTTACTTTAGCTGGATCAATGATACCTGCTTCTTTCATATTAACTATTTTATCTGATTTTAAATCAAATCCGAACCAATATTCTTCTTCTTTTAATTTATTTAAGATACTATATGTTTTTTCTTCTTCAAAACCAGCATTAGATAAAATTTTTCTTAATGGTGCGCTACAAGCTTCATATACAATTTCAGCTCCAATATTATCTATTTCTATAGATTCACGAGCATGTAATAAAGTAACTCCACCTCCAGGTACAATACCTTCTTCAATAGCAGCTTTTGTTGCATGTAATGCATCATCAAATCTATCTTTCTTTTCTCTAATTTCAGTTTCAGTGTTTCCACCTACATGGATAATAGAGATACCACCTGTAAATTTAGCTAAACGTTCTTGTAATTTTTCTCTTTCAAATGGTGTTTTTGAATGTTCAATTTGTTGAATTAATTCTTCAATTCTAGCTTTAATTTTTTCTTCATCACCTTTACCATCAATAATAGTAGTAGTGTCTTTAGAAATATTAACTGAACGAGCTTGGCCTAACCAATTAGAATCAAATTTTTCTAATTTCATTCCTTTTTCAGCTGATATAACAGTTCCACCTGTTAAGATAGCTATGTCTTCTAAAATTAATTTTCTTCTATCTCCAAAGTCAGGTGCTTTCACAGCTGCTGATTTTAAAATACCTCTTGCTTTATTTACAATAAGTGCAGCTAATGCTTCACCATCAATATCTTCAGCAATGATTAAGATAGATTTATTTTGAGTAGATATTGACTCTAAAATAGGTAATAACTCTTTTACTTGAGATATTTTTCTATCAATAATTAAAACATAAGTATCATTTAAAATACAAGACATTGTATTATTATCTGTTACCATGTAAGGTGATTTATAACCTCTATCAAATTGCATACCTTCAACTGTCTCAAGATATGTTTCTCCTGATTTTGATTCCTCAATATGAACTACACCTTCACGACCTACTTTTTTCATCGCTTCAGCAATCATTTTTCCTATTTCAGGATCGTTATTTGCTGAAATACTCGCTACTTGTTCTAATTGATTTTCATCAGTAATATCTTGTTTGATATCTTCTCTGATTACTGTAGTTAATTCTTTAACTGCTTTATCAATACCTCTTTTTATTTCAACAGCGTTTTCACCATTGTTAAGATGCTTTAAACCAGCGTTAACCATGTATTGAGCTAATAAAGTTGATGTTGTAGTACCATCACCTGCTTTATCTGCTGTTTTAATAGCGGCTTGTTTAATCATTTGAACACCTAATTCTTCAATTGGGTCTTCTAAACTTCTAATGTTTTTAGCTACTGATACACCATCTTTAGTTGATACGATGTTTTGTCCATCACTATAAACTACATTTCGTCCATTTGGACCTAAAGTACTAGTAACAGCATCTGCTAAAGTGTTTATACCTTTAACCAAACGTTTTCTTGATTCGGGACCTATTACTATGATTTGTTTACTCATATTTATTTATTTTACTTGTTTAAAACTGCTAATACTTGATTCTCAGGGCAAATATAATATTCTACTCCTTCATTTTCTACTTTTACAGGACCCATTTGAGGTAAGATTACATATTGACCTACTTTTAAAGTAGTTGGAATCCAAACTCCTGTAACTGAATAATGACCTGGGCCTATTGATACAATTTCCCCTGATAAATTTTTCTCTTTACCTAAATCAGGTACATATAAATTACCATATGTTTGTTCTGTTTCTTCTGTTGGTTTAATTAAAACCGCATTAAAAAGTGCTTCTAATTTCATATTTCTAAATTGACTAATTTACTAATTTTTGATTCTACTTCTTTCCACTCACTAATATATTCAGTAATAGAGTTATAAGCTGTTTTACTATTAACTTTTAATCCTGAAATACGTTTTAAACAACTTCCTAAAGTAGCGTAATGACCTATTGTTTTTTGAATTTTTTTAGTACTATCAGTGTAACGTTGATCTGGAGTAGCCTCTTCCATTACTGTGTAACAGTAAGTATCCTTTTGGATATAAAATGGTTCTAAAAATGGATCTCGGATGATAATACTGTTTGATAACTCTTTTTCTTTCATAACCTTGTTTTATATAAATATTGATTAAATTTCTTTTTGTACTAGATAGTATTTACTTCTAATAATACCATTTTGGAATTCTAATTTCATTAATCCATCTAAACTAATACTTAATGTACCGCTTATCATATCTCTATTATTATAGAGAATTTCTTTAATTAATGATGAATTAAAATGTAATTTGTATTGAGGTGGTACATTTGTTTGAGTCAAACCACCTAAATAGAATGATATTTTATTAGCATACTCAACATCACCTCCAAATAACAATTCTACTTCTGGATTACCATCTGTAGATAATGATGGTTGAATAACTACTGTTTCACTATTAGTTAATGCACCTTGTGCTTTAATAATTGAACCCATTGATTCTGTATCTAATGTTGTTACAATATTAAATTCAGGCTCTTGAGCTAACTCACCTGGTTTAGGTATTGTTATTAAACTAGCTAATGAATAATTTAATTGGAATTGATTGTCAGCTAACAATAATTTTGAACATATATTACCTGATTTAATAATACTTAATTGAATAATATCTTTAGTTATATCAATTAATTTTAATAATTGTGTTGTATTACTTATTCCTAATGTAGCGTCTATAATAGGGAATTTAGAACAAACTACTTCACCTAACATTTCTTTACTAGGTGATGTAAATTTGATTAATAGAGTATCGTTATTAACTTCCCATTTAACTTGTTCTATTAGACCACTAATATAATATTTTGATATAATAGATTTTAGATCTGTTTTGTTAATCATATAATTATAATATAATAAAAATTTATTGGATAGCCAAATTTAAAACTTAAAAAACTTATGGACATTTCTATTAAAAATAGGTACACCCCACCCAAGATCTTGATAAACTCCTTCTAATTTATTTTTCATAACTGACTCAAAAATTCGATCACGGTCAATATATTTTTCTATAAATTCCATTATTTCAGGTGGATCATTATAGCCATTAAATCCTATAACATCTAATTTATATGGATTATCTTTTAAATAAGCTATATACATTTTATCACCTATTTGAAATGTGGGGTGTTTTTTATCTAATTTTTTAAATCGTAATAGATCATTATAATAAACTGCTGCTTTAGTATTAATAGGACATTTTAATCCTAATCTAGAAAACATTTCTCCAGCTCCTGGTTTAGCAGCTATATAACTAGCCATTTGTTTTAGTCCTGTAGGTTTTAATATCTGATGCCAGTCAATAGTTCTTAATGATTCTCTAAACACTAATAATTGTTCATCAATTGAAGATTTAGATTTACCATACATGATTTCTTTTAAAACATGTTCTCCAAAGTTTCTAAATAAAGGTGGAAAATTAGATTTCATTAGATCCAAACCCATCATTACTAGTTCTTCTACAGGTACACCTTCTTTGTTTACAATTAACATTGCGTATCTTCTCTTACCTGCAAAATAACCTCTTTCAAGTACCACCTCTTGTTTCAACTCAAAATAATGAGGTTCGTCTGGGTATTTGACATTGAATAAATCTTTTACTAATGTATGTAGATTGTTATTTGCTTCTTTTTGAATTTCAGTTGCTATCTCTAAAATATGTTTAACCCATTCTTCTTTCTCAGCATGTATTAATTCTGGATGTCTATGAAGTGCTAAGTCTTTAACTTGAATAAATAGTGAATCAGTATCTGAAGTTACTATATAATCTTTATCATCACTACCTAATTGTTCATTCATCCATTTATTAACAAACTTAATTGATTCTTGAGTTAATCTTTGACCTGTTAAAGTGATTGCTTTACTAATAAATTTATTTCCATCAGTATATCTCCATCCGTTTTGAGCAAATACTCCATAAACGTCATTTAACTTAATTTTATAAGCATGTTGTCTTGAATTATAAAACTCACCCATAACTGGATCGTTATCTTCTTTATATGCTTTTTTCATCAGTTTTTTATATTCCTGTCTTTTAGCAAACCAATCAGATAAAATTTCACAAACAACACTAGGTGTATCTTTTCTAAACATAACACCTGGAGCAGATATAAATAAATCGTTTTCTTCAATTATGTTAATTAATTTACTTACAGTTATTTGAGAGTTAATTACTGTTCTATCTTTTTTAACTTTCTCAATATTAACTACTTTATTAGGATCCATTAATTTTAATTCCTGTAAAGACCACTGATTATCAAACTTACCTGTATTTACCACACGCCCTACTAGAGTCTCTATTCCCATGTTTAAAGTACGGATTATTGAGGGATATAGTGAAGTAAAGTCTAAGTCAATAACCCAGTCATATAATCCAGGTACTGGATCTTTTAAATAACCACCTGCGTAACCAGCTAATACTAAAATTTCTTCATACTCGTCTTTAGTCATTTGACCATTACGATATAATGCTTCAGCTTTTCTAGGATTAATTTCCTTTAAATATGGATTATAAGTAGTAGGTTTATTTGGTGAAACTATTTTCTTTCTTTTTAAGTAAGTTAAAATAGCACCTTCATTTAACATAGTTGAATAATAGATTTGTTCATACTCAGTATGACATAGATGACAAATAGCAACCGTTAGTTCTATAAATTTCATCTTTTTTTCTAACGCAACTATAATTTCAACATCTCGAATATTATATTCTATAAATTTATTTGGATCTTCTTTAAATAAATTATCTAATGAACCTTGATATTCAACCTTACCTAATTTAGCATATTTAATACCTATATCATTTAATCGATATGAAGGTTCTTGTTTCATGATGTATTTTTTAAATAACAGCATATAATCCAAGTGATTTACTCCTCCTATTACTACTGGTTGTTCTGTATCATATTCAACCATTTTTATTTTATTTATAGGAGATAGTCTTTTACCTTCATATTGACCTAATACTTTAGATATTCTATAATATAAATAAGGAATATCAAAATAACCACTATTCCATCCTGTAACAATAGTTGGATCAATTTCACTCCACATTTCTAAAAATGCTCGTAATAAATCTTCCTCAGTTGAGAATGGTACTACTTCTTTATCAGGTGAATTAATAGTATTTAAATTATTATTTTCATCTAAAATTAAACAGTAATATTTTTTAAGAGTATTATCATATAATGAAATTGAGGTTATTTTTGCATTTGCTGCTTTAATACTTTCAGGAGTAAGTGCTCCTAATATTTCACACTCAATATCTAAATAAACTATATTATGGTATGAAGGTGTTTCGTCTGATTCATAATAAGTATCAACTAATAAACGAGTTATTTTATCAACATCTTTTTCAAAATATTTAGGATCTCTATAGTCATCCATTTTTTTAATAGGAGTAACTATATCACCTTCTAAAGTACGATATTCTCCTTCTTCATGTTTAATATAGTAAGTAGGAAAATATTGAAAGTCAGACCAACCTCTTTTATCGTCTCTTAAATAATATTTTTTCTCGTAAAAATCGTAATATGCAGATTGAAACATGTTTATAATATAATAAAAAAGGCTTAGTTTCCCAAGCCTTAAAAAATAAAAGTTATATTATGTATTAGTAATTTGTTTTACCTTGAAATTGTCCGTTATATAATTCTTGAGGAATTGGATTTGTAATCATATAAAACTGACATACACGAGCATTTTCTTCAATAAATATAGTTTCTGACTCTACAAACATTGTAGTACCCATAACATCTGTCTCGAATCCTGGATCCCAAATTGGTGAATTTATTTTGGCACCACCTCTATAAATTGAAGAACGAGATGTAATAAAACCAGTTGAGTCAGCAGGTATTTTAATACCTTCATTAAATGTTAATGCGTACGCTCCTCTTTCTAGTCTCCATACTTTTCTTCCAGCTAAATTAATAGTTTCGATGTTTAAAAAATAATCAGGATTAACTATAGTTTTTTCTTTTAAAACTTGTACTCCACCTATAATTCTTTCTATTTTAGAAACTGATAAGTCAATTCCTACTTGATTTACTTTGTGATAATCAGTACCATTATCTTTTAAGTATTGTTTAATTTGTTGTCCTGTTAATAACATATTATAAATTTAAATTTAACATTCCCATTACTTCTGCTTTAGCAGTTTTATTATGATCAGCAAATGCACCTGATACTTCACTTGTAACCATACTAGCACCTTGATGTTTTACTCCTCTACAAGATA